TCCGATTCTTCAGACCCTTCCGATTCCTCAGACCCTTCTGATTCTTCAGACCCTTCTGATTCCTCTACCTCCTCCGATTCTTCAATCTCTTCAGACTCTTCAACTTCATCTTCCTCATTATCCTTAGTCTTAGTGGCCGCCTTGCCGCCGCCTCCAAACGTGAAGTCATCTTCATTATCGTCGTCATCTCTATATGACATGTACTGCTTCTTAATTTTCATAACTATGCTCTTTTATAAAAAAAAATATCAAATAAAATTACCTCCCTGATCACCCTGTGTAATCATATCGGCTTTTTGCTTTTGTCCATCAATTAGTCCTTTCCCCGCAATTTTCATCTGCTCAACTTCTTTCTTACCTTCAGTTCTTAGTGCTTCCATGTCTCTGTCATGACTTTGCTTGTCTTCACGATCTTCAGTAATTCTCTTTTGTTCATTCTCCATTTGCTCCCTAGCTATCTGAGCATTACGCTTCGACTCTTCGCTTTGAGTTTCATTATATCTCTCACGAGCTGTCTCAAGTGTTCTTATGGCTCTGATAAAGTTATTCTCTGTTAAAAATTTTGCAACATCTGCTGAAGATATAATTCCAGCATTTATCTCTTGCGGGAACATAACTTCAAGTTTATTGAGAATATCTCTTTCTTTCTTACCATCAGTTATGCTTATTCCATAATTGTCTTTATCGAGATCTTTTGTGGCTACAAGATAAGCTAATTGATCGTCACCAAAAATAAATCTTCGAGTATCTTTCCCATAAACTGTTTTATTAAGCTTTGTCTTTTCAGCAAGTTTCATCAATACCTTTTCCAGATAAGCATTCATAAAATAGAATATATCATATGTCATGCTTCTTGAAGCTTCAATATTATTTACATTGGCAGTAGCAGTGCTTGTTGCCTTAGCCATACCCTGACGATTATCATTCATTCCAGTAATCCTGTCCATGACCCTTTCAATGTCCATCGCCTGGTTCATTAATATTGTAAGACTTTGATTCTCCCCAAGATCAATTGAACTTATACCCACCTCGTTTGATTTTGCCTCGATTCCACTTCGATTTCCTTCTGCTGAAGAATCATAGGTAACCACTCCATCTTCAGATATATCAAAAATTATATCCGTAAGCCTCGATCCCTTTGGAAGAAATGCCTTATCATAAAGCATTGAAGAACCTTTAATCTTCTTGATTTCACGATTCATCTGAAAACGAATGTCGTCATAAATATTTTCAAGTTCAATGATTATTTCCTGCAGAGAAACACGTTCTCCATTTACTGTTGAAAACAAACATCCTACATAGTCGTACTCAGCTTTATACTTTCCATTTTCTGTAAGGACCTGAATAGTATTTTCATTTTTTATAGCAGCGGTATATATCTCCTTAGCTATTTTTGATGCTTCCCATACCACTTCCTGATAATAAGTATTGAGTTCGTACTTGCCGTTTTTTACTTCTCTTTTGATTTTGGCTTTGTTCTTCTCATAATACTCTTTTGAGAGAATCATCTTATAAGGAATTTTAGATCCTTTTACTTTTGATATTTTTTGATATACAGCATCAAGTCCCTTCCATTGTATTGTGTAGACTTCAACACTGCCACCACTTGTTCTTTCTGTCGAATTTCCTTCAACCTCACTATCCGGAATGCTTCCTTCAGAGCCAATTTCCATTAATTGTTTGCGTTGGTCTTTGCTAAGATTAAATTCAGGATTTGATATAATCTCATGAGGATACATTTTTCTTACCTCTCCTTTGTAGGGAGTTCTTTCTAAAAACGGATCAAATACCTCTTCATCAAAAAGCATTGCCTTTGCTGGAATGAATCTGAATGTATCGATTCCATTAGCATCCCTTTCAACACGCCCCATCATCTGAGCCGCTATTGTGATGTCAATAAAGTTATTGTATAGTTGCAGACGAAGTTCTTCATTCTTAACCTTATCATTGATGATGTCTTGCATGATCTCCTGATTGGCTCTCTTGAAGTTTTTTATGTTCCATGTATTCGGATTATCTTTTTCCGGAATATTAAATCCGTCATAAAGATTATATCCCATCTCTCTTGCCTTTTCAATTTGAGGCTTTAGAATAGCCATTCCAAGAAGCTTCTTATACTTTTCCATCTGTTCATTGACGGCTTCCGGATTGATTGTGCTGACTGTTGGGGTGATGCTTATTTCTAAGAATTCTCCATGGAGTTGTTTTAGCTTTGATCTGCCTAAGCGATACTTAACATATTTTGTTTTTGATATTTTCCCGGCCGACATTGTTGTAGCCTGAACTTTTTTCGGATTGATGTTTCCATTGTACGCATCGTATAAAGTGTCAATGCGCTCACGAATTTTTGATTTAGATTTGAATTGCTTTTCAGCGTAATCCAAAGCTTCTCTCATCTTTTCGTTACGGTGCCCATTCTGGCCAAAATCATAATCATCTACTTTTGGGAACCCCATTGATTTTCTGTTTACACAAAATTAATAAAATAATGACCAAAAAACCAAATTAAAAATCAACATCATCGTCTTTTTCTTTTCTATCTACATGATTCATCGATACCCAGTTATCTCTAAACTCCTTATTCTCAGGTATATCCTTTGGTTTTTTCCCGGTTGGAAGTGATGATTCTTTTATTAAAATATTTCCCTCACTGTCCTGAAACCATTCAATTCGATCCTGATCTTCTGAATCATCTTGTCTTCTACGTGGTCTTGTGCGCATATCCTCGACTCTCATCTTTGCCAAAGCAAGCGCATCAGTTGAATCCCAGTCAGTTCCAATGTACTCTTCATCGTAAGCTAGGAAGTCTTTAAGCATTTCTACATATTGACAATATTGAACATAGTCAAGAATCCATGACTGAACAATACCCAGAATGATAGGTTTGCTTGATGAAGTCATCTTCGCCCCATACTGGTGCATCTGTTTAGACCCTTTTGTATCAAATGATTTTGGTCGTGGAGATAAATACTTGATCCCATTGTTCTTCTTGTAGTAGTCAATAACAAAGTCCTGCTCTGCAGAACACATGGTATTTCTGAGAAGTTTATACCATGTTGATATCATTAGGCATATCTCATAGAACTGCTCTTTTCTTGGCGGTCTTCTGTAATAAAGACAAACCGGATACTCTGCATCATGTATCCCCCTATCCTGTAAGTTCACCCTATTTCCCTGCCTTAAAACGACCATCGCTCCAAGTGAAGATGTAGTTTGAGTTTGGTCCTGATTGTATGAGTCAATACCAGCCACATCCAGATCAATCAAATCTTTAACCGGTTCTTGATATACTTTAATTATCTTCCATTCAGGATCATTCTTTGTTGCTGGTCTTGCTACTACATTCCCTGTTCTCTCAATAGACCCATCGTCAGCTTTTCTTGTTACCCATTCAAGAATAACTTCTTTATAAGCATTTGGATCTCCCTGTAAGTTGAAAAGCTGTTCATAAACAAGTTCATCGTCAAAGTTATTTGATCCTCCAGAAGAGAATGCTTCGTCAATTTCAAGAGGAAGATTCTGATTGTGCTCTTTGAGCTTCTTCTTATTTTTCAGCTTGGCATAAGCAATTCTTGTATTTAAGATATGTTCTTTAGCCGCAACGGTATCTTCACATCCGATAATCTGATACGGTTCATACTGCCTTAAGTTTTTTATAGGATCAACTTCTATTCCAGTAATTTCATCTTTGAATGGTTCAGTGCTTACGGGATTTCCAAGGAAAGGATAGTAGAGCCTGTTTCCGGGAACCCACATTCTTTCAAATCCAAGATTCTCTGCTTCATCCCAATATTCCTTAAAGTCTTTAGATGTTGATAGAATATTACCCCCGGTTCCATATATGAAAAAAGTTCCAAGCATCTGAGAACCAAACTGCAATGCTGGCTTTATGGATTCAATAACACGACCAAGTAATTTATACCTTCCGGATTCTTCACAGATAACATCATGAAAATATTCTCCTTCAAGTTTTAATGGATCATCATACATTGTCTCAAAAGAGATCATGCCTCCATATCCATCCTCTATATAACTTCCCAGATCATTTTTTATTTCATAACCAAACTGAATTGCCTTATCGTTATTCTTTAGCTGATTTAATGTAAGATCAGAAACGATATTGTTTTCAACATCTTCAAATTTATTTCTAAGACCATTAACATATGTTTCGAGTCCAGCGGTAATAGCTCCTCTGTAATTCTCGACAAAACGAACACCATGAGATAAAATTGATTTACCCTTTTCCGAGAGACCCTTACGTCTTGCTTTTGGAATAATTACCCCCGGCTTTTTTCTCTCTTTAACGAAGTCAACCAGCGTAAAGAACTCTTGATCTATATCAACGTACCATGGGTATTGCCTTCCCTTTATAAGCCCCCTGATAGGCACAAAGTTTAAATAGTAGTAATACCTTCCGGGAATAAAGACTCCTCCTGTATGGTATCCATTTTTGCATCTATCGACTTGTTCCAGCCAGAACTCCTCGTAATTCTTTGTATATATTGATTTTGGATTATTGATAGAATCGGCAAACAGCGGAATTTTCCCTGCTACCGGAGAGGGATCAAATCCTCTATGCTTTATTATCGGACTGTAATTATATCCCCTCATCTGAATCTCTATCCATGAATTCTTTCTGCGCCTTTTGATTTCGCTGCCAAAATTCTATCATTGAAAGTTTTGCTTTACCTTTTATTTGCAACTCCTCGTTCTCTGTATTCTCAATGCTTTTAGAAATGCTCTCTATCCTTGATTCAAGAAAAGAAATACTTTTATCCAGATCGACCATTGCCTTATGGCTTAAGTCATCCCTGAAATAATCTTTCTGAAGATTTAATGCCTTCTTCTTTAGTACGTCAAGCGTTTCTTTTCGTATGTCAAAGACAAGCCCCTTGTAAGCGAACATTGCGTCTTTGATTTTTGGGGTTTCAAGAGCGTCGGAATATTCAACTCCAAAAACCTTTTTTGCCGCAAGATACTTTCGCTCTTCAAGGGGCTTGTTTCTAAATGGGCTGTCGCTATAGTCCATTACTAGTATTACATACAGAATTTCATTCTGTTCAAGCTCACGCAATTCCGGAGCTAGCTTTACAGCATCCGGATTTAGTATAGCTTTAAATTTACTGTCTACTTTAAATACTGGCATAATTTAATCTGACCATTGTGTATTAGAAACCGGTAACGGCTTTACCATTGACTGATGCTTTAGAAGAAGCTCTGCTTCATGCTTAAGATATGGAACAGGATACATATTCACATCCATTGTTTTATAGTCAATAAATAGCAATGCCAAGCGGCCTATTCTCCTTCCTGTAAGCATTTGAATCATCAATGCATATAAGCTCATCTGTAAAGCATAGAAGTTATAATTCGTAGCTTCAAGATGGCTCAGTGGATCAAGCATGAATCTATTATAGAATTTAACAATCTTTCCCGTGATGTCACGCTTTGCAGTATCAAACTCTATCCCTTTACTTGTATTGGATTTATAATCAAAAATATCAATTACCGACTGCTTACTCCTTGTTCTTTGTGCCGGAAGATCTGCCATTCCCGCAACTTTGTATTCCTGATTATAAATAATAAGCTCCGGAAAGAATTTATAATATCCCTTTAACATAAGTGCTATTGACCTTGCGGCGGGCAGAACTTTTGAATCACAATCCCCTGTTTTGAAATACATCTCCAGATTATCATGGATCATATTTCCAGTATTCTGACTAAATCCAAGATTCTTATCCCACTCACTAAGGATGTTTGATTGAGCAGCCTGAATGGATATACCTTCTTCTTTAGCTTTTTTCTTAGCCATCATAAGTGATATACCACCTCTGTCAAAGTCTTCCTTTACAAGGTCGATAACTTTAGAGACGCTTTTATAAATATCAGCATTTGCATCTGTATATATATGCGACTCTTTCTCTAATGTTATTAATGGATCAAACAGCATTATTGCGGATCCTCCTCGGTTAGACTTTTGAAATCACGTTCACTTGCAGGTGGCCCAAATGGATCCTTAACTTTTTCAGGCTGAATAAAATCCTCATCATCTTCTTCAAAAAGAGGCTCTGCATCAACCTGCGTGAATTCATCATCTTCTTGCTGATATTCCTCGTCTTCCTGCTCTGCTTCCGGAGATCGGTTGCTGTCAATGTTTCCACTTGAAAACACCTGCGTGTCTTGATCGTTCTGATCGGGATTATTGCTTTCAGATACAATACCAATAGCCTCCATATGATCCGGATCTTCTGCATTTGCCATTACAACAAATCCCTTCTCATTAAGATTATCGGTGAGTATCTTTACAATCTGATCTTTATCCATTGAGGATAGTCCTGCCTGATCCTTGTCATTCCCTCTTGACTGAATATAATGCCTTGCCGTTTCTGCTGATGGAAGTGATTTTGTATCTATCCACAAAAGAATTTCATGGAACAAATTCTGAATATCATCTCTGGCATCTGCATAGAATCCGAGATCATCGTCAGCTGTGATTTTTGGAGTACGGATTTTTACCGGCTTATCCTCTACCCTTTCAACTTGACCTGCAAAGATAAATGAAGAATCATCTGCTTTAATCTTTAAGATACTCGTGGACTCCCATAGAGATTTTAAATGCATAAATGCAGCGTTAGGATCTTCCGGAGATATAATGTCTTTATTGTCATCAATGTACTTGTCGTATACTGATATCCAATGACCTGTAATGTTAAGATAATAGTAGTTTAATCTTTTGAAAAGTTTCATGATGTGATCCGGAACCGGAGA